GAGCGCAAGCGGGCGTGGTTAGCATTGGGGATTAAGTCAGAGCTAGGGCGGGGGGAAGCATACCCCGGCGGGTCGCTGCGGGACGCAGCGACCCTTGGGTCTGATGGCCGTACCGTTCGTGGGGATGGGCGGGGCAGGCCCATGAGAGAGAGAGAGCTGACGCCCAGGATGGCGATACACAACGATCCAATGCAGCGCAAGCGAAAATACGACAGCGCGGAGGTAGGGCGCGTGTCTTCGGTCAAGACCTGATGAGGGGAGAGCATACCGTTGGCGGGTAAGGAAAGATACCAGTCGGCAAAGTATAATGCTGATTTGCCAGAGAGCGCACAACGTGCTCTTGGTGCCTATATGGCTATAGGGGGGGGCGTTGTGAAGCGTAGCAAGGGAAAAGCCAACCACATCAGCAAAGAGAATATTCCCTCTTACTATCGTAAGCGGGAATCAGGTATGACCGATGAAGAAATCATAGCAGAATATGAAAGCGGCCTATGCACAACTGGCACCAGCATCTTTGACCCCGTTCTCTGCGAATGTGTCTATACCTGGTTCTCGCCCCCTGGCGGCAAGGTACTTGACCCATTCGCGGGCGGCTCTGTCCGTGGCATCGTCGCCCACTGGCTACAGCGCGAGTATACAGGCATCGAATTGAGGCCCGAGCAGGTGGAGGCCAACAAACAGCAGGCGAGGGAGATTGGCGTCTCGCCTTTGTGGATCGTGGGTGATGCGGCCAATGTCAAGGACTTGGCAGTGGGAGAATATGATCTGCTGTTCAGTTGTCCGCCTTACTATGACCTTGAGGTGTACAGTGACATTGACGGCGAGTTATCGGCGTTGCCCAGCTATGGAGAGTTTATCGAGCAATACCGGGGCATTGTGGCTGACTGCCTAGACTTGCTCAAGGATGACCGCTTTGCCTGCTTCGTGGTTGGTGACTTGCGGGACAAGAAGGGCCATTATTGCAATTTTGTCAGCGATACGATAGCAGCATTTCAAGATGCGGGCGCGGCCCTATACAATGAGGCGATTTTAGTAACGGCAGTCGGCAGTTTGCCGATTCGGGTCGGTAAGCAGTTCAGCGCGGGGCGCAAGCTGGGCAAGACACATCAGAATGTGCTCGTGTTTGTTAAGGGAGACTGGCGCAAGGCGACTGAGGAATGTGGGCCTGTCGAGGTGGGCGACCTAACGGGCATGGGCCTGGATGCAAGGCTGGTGGAGTGATGTGGCACTAAATGGGAACGGCGGAAACGGCTGTACAAACTGGACACTTACCGAAGCTAGGCCACGCATGGAACTATTTCTTGACAAGCTCCGCAACAGTGGCAATGTTCGGTTGTCTTGTAAGGCCGCCGATATTCCGCGTTCTACCGCCTACTATTGGCGAGACAAATTTGCATGGTTTCGTAAGGCATGGGACGATGCGCTTGAGGATGCTTGCGACATTCTGGAAGGGGAGGCATGGAAACGGGCCATCGAGGCCGGAAGTGATAGGCTACTTATGTTCTTGCTGAAAGCACATCGGCCTGACAGATTCAAGGAACGAACCGAGGTGAGCAGCCCGGATGGTAGCGGATTCGTCATCCACCTAGTAGGCAATCCACCTAGTAGGCATTGACCCGGATGCAGGAGATTAGGGTTGAACTGCCCGTCATCTATGGCCAGAACCGCAGAGCCTACCAGTGCCGCGATCCCGAAGTGGCATTGGCCGGACCCGCCGACACAGGCAAGACCATCGCCCTGCTCACCAAGCTGCACTGGCTGGCCTGTGCCCACAAGGGCGCTTCCATCGTCATCGCCCGCAAGCAGCTCACCGATACCTATGGCTCGGTGCTCGTCACCTTCCAGAAGAAGATCCTTGGCGCCGATACGTTCGTCACGCCCTACGGGGGAGAAAAGCCGCAATGGTTTGATTACCCGAACGGCTCGCGGATCTGGGTTGCCGGGCTGGACAAGGCTGGAAAGGTGCTATCGGCAGAGCATGATGTCATCTACGTGAACCAGGGGGAAGAACTGAGCTTGCCAGACTGGGAAACGCTGACAACCAGAACGACAGGACGTGCCGGGCATATGCCCTACGCGCAATGCCTTTTGGACTGCAACCCAGCCGGCCCCACCCACTGGATCAAGACCCGCGCCAAGGCTGGCACACTCACCCTGTTCAACTCGACGCACAAAGACAACCCGGATCTATTCGACCAGGAAACGGGGCAGCTCACCGAACAGGGAATGCAGCGGATCGGGCGGCTCAAGTCACTGACCGGGGCGCGGCTGATGCGCCTCTATCATGGCCTTTGGGTATCGCCAGAGGGGGCCATTTACAGCGTTTTTGATGAGGAAAAGCATAAGGTCAAGTCATTCGACATCCCGCCACTCTGGCCGCGAGTCGTAGGCATTGACCCGCTGGGCGCCTACACCGCCGCCGTCTGGGGCGCATTCGACAACCAGGCGAACATGCTGCACATTTACAGGGAATATTATCAGCCGTTTGGGGTCACGACGGCAGGACATGCCAGGGCCATTCTGAACCTGTCGCAAGGGGAGACGATCTTCGCCTGGGCAGGGGGTGGACCATCGGAACGCCAGCAGCGGGTGGACTTTGCGGGGGCAGGCATCCCGCTGCTGGCTCCGCTGGTAACAGACGTTTGGGCAGGCATCGACCGGGTGAACCAACTACTGAGGGACCACGCGCTGGTGATTCATGATTCGTGCCCGCAACTGTTGAGTGAGATCACGGACTACCGGCGCAAGCTCAAGGACGGCGAGCCAACGGACCAGATCGAGAACAAAGAGCAATACCATTTACTTGATGGCCTACGCTATCTGTGCGCGTATCTGATGGGGCCGCAGGAGCAATCCGAGGTCGTTTACAAGCCGGTCCAGATCGGGCCGCAGTGGTGAGAGAATGACAGACAAGCCGACATTTCGCGGGTTCCACGTGCTGCCAACCGCAACCGAGCCGCACCTGCCTGGCGTCTGGGACAACGGCGACGGGACGTTTGTCGTCTATCCCTCGCTGGACCCTGAGAATGTGCGCTCGAACCGCGTGATCCACGAGGCCAACAACGAGCCGCGATTCAAGGTCACGAAACCAGACAGCAGCGTCAAGCGTGTGGCCGGGATTCACTTTCTCGGCTTCACCGACGGGCTGATCCGCAACCGCTACGCCGCCGGGCAACTCGTGCGGGGCCTGGAAGCGGCTATCAGCCTGGCGCGTTGGCTAGACTGCGCGGAGTACGGCGGGGATTGGCCATGGGTGAGAGAGGAACAGGAAGGGGGGCGGGGGCAATGTTGAGATTATTCGTCTGCACAGATCATGACGGAATTTGGCCAGTTGGCGTGGCATCTGTGATCCTGGCGACAGATGAAGAGCAAGCGCGGATATTGCTGGACAGCGAATTGCTAGCCTCTCACCTAAAACCGCATGACCAAGAACCATATACACTATGGGAGATTCCTCTTGATAGACCAATGGCGCGGATACTGCGCAACGGTGATTATTAGGGGGCAAGGGGCAATCGGAGTGACATAGATGCCAACGATTAGGGAGATTAGGGAACGACTGATTAGGGAACGACTAGGCAGCCTGTTCTTGGGGGATAGGCTGAGTGAGCTAGAAGGAAACATCGGTCATTTGCAAGAGGTCAATCAGCGCCTCTACAATGCCTATCTCGATGGGCCTTATGAATTGCCGCCAGATGAATTGTTGCGCCAGTTCAAGAGCATGGCTGAATACTACGACCCGGCGCTCGTGGCCGACCTGGTGGACCGTATGAACTGGGAAACCGTCAGCGGCTACGGCGGCTATAGTGAGGACGAGCGCAAGCGGGCTGTGGCCGATAGCCAGAGAATGTTCAAATATGCCCCTCTTCCGCGCTGGTCGGTGAACCTCTGGACCTATTACGGGATTGGCGCAAACGTGTCCATCGTCTGCGAGGATGAAACCGCCGACGAGGCATGGCAGGCATTCTGGGCGGCCGACAGGAACCAGCGCGTTATCGCTAAGGACAGGATGGACGAACTA